CCCCGTCCCTCAGCAGCTGTCCCTGCTCCCTCGTATAGAGTCAACCTGGCTGTCCGCCAGTATTCTTGTGCCTCTGGGTCTTCCACTGACCTCATACCTGAGGTTATCAGCTTCTCATCTACTCTGGTGCCGTCTGCAGGAGCGCCGCCGAACGACGGCAGCTTGAGCTCGTCGAATAGGAACGCACTGAGTTGTTTCGGGCTGGCGGGATTAACATGAGGTGCTATGGCGAACAACTTGTCTCTGGCCGCCTGGGCCTTATCGTCCAATTCCTTTTCCAACTGTCCCAAGTAATCTAGGTCAACATTCATCCCCTCAAGGTACAGCTCGCAGTATAGGAGTGTGGACCGCAGGAGTAATTTCATCAGAGGTAGCATCCCCTGCCGTTTCAACTCATCCGCTAGGTCTACCGTGAGGCGATAGGTATAATCAGCATCCGTGGCGTTGTAAATACGACGAGGATAATCTGGTATCTTGCTCCATAGAGCCTCGAATCGCTCCTCATCGTTTACATAAGCTCCTATTCCGAATCGTTTCCTGAATGTGGTCTTATACGAGGGGGCTCCGTAGTAGTGCATAGACATAGCATCCAGGTTGTGACCGCCCATCCGTTCGTCCACCAGCCAGTGACCTATCTCAGTGTCGAATACTAGATTCGGATAATAACCTCTGTGCTGTAGCCACGGCACATCGAATGACGCTGTCTGAAACGAGCACGGCACAGTCGCCAGTAGCTTCCTCAATCGCTTGGCATTAGACTTGGACGATTCGAACAGCTGCCAGTCTATAGAGATTGCCTGCTCCCGTTCCCAGCTTATACCTATGTCGAGAATTTTGCCGTTGAATACATCCCTGGACACCGTCTCTAGGTCCACGGCGAGGACCCTCGCAGATTCGAGTGTAGGGAATATCCTGTCCAAGTCTGATTGCGACTCGATGACCTGATAATTCTCTACGGGAGGGGGAGTGACTGGTGGTTCCCCGTTTACAGCTATCCTCACGGCCCGCTCAACATCTGCAGCTATATCTCGGAATAGGTCTGGATTACGGAGTACAGCCGCTGGATGGTAGGTAGGCAGTATACCTATCCTAGTGCCATCGCTCAGGGACAACTCACGATACATGCCCCGTATAGATGTCACTCCCCGGTCATACTGACCCACCGCTTTGGCGGCCACGTTCCCTAGAGTTACGATCAGGCCTGGACGGACCCACTCAATCTCGTCCATGAGTCCGTCATAGCATATGTTGATCAGCTCAGCCGTTGGAGTCTTATTGCCAGCAGGCTTACATAGACATACATTCGTGAAGTAGCACTGCTCGTCGTCGACTTCCAAGTCCTTGAGGATCATCCGCAACAGCTGCCCAGATTTGCCTATTAGCGTCTGCCCCGTTCGTTGCTCAGTTTCTCCGGGAGCCTCTGCGATGAACATCAGGCGAGGGGATTCTGCGAGTCCACTACCCTGTACCTTAACGGCGTCCTTGAGAGGGCAGTCTATACATTCGCGTGCCATTCTATACCTCCACATAATCTCTGCCAGGTAGCAATATTGGTCGCCAATATCGCTTCGTCGTATACATCGTTCACGATGTCTATTCCGCCGGATGGTCGCTTGGTGTTAGGAGTCAATAACAGATTGTATTTAGCAAATACCGACGGATATGAGCTATCTACGCCAGCGATTATGCGGGATGGCAGACTAATTGCCACGTCTGATAACGGATTCGTCCAACATCCTAATAGGTGGACATTTACCTCTGTCCTGCCACGCTTCTGGAGTAGATGCTCAACGAAGCCTACAGCTAGAGCACGGCTACCCTGGAACATGCCTGTGTATCTACACGAGATGCCTACGGTGTCTATCGGGTAGACTAGCATCTCACTGGCATTATGAATCCATTCAGAGTGAGTCAATCCTTGAGGGACAGCCATGTACCGCCCCTTATATCCTAATCGCTGAGCCGTTTCTATCCCAGGCTTGATATAGGCTAGAGTGCGATCAGCGTCCTGGAACCAGTCTGGGAGCACAATCTCGCTAGCACCCATGAGCTTCGCTTTGGAGATATATGTCTCAAAGTCTTCAGGCTCGCCCAGTTCAACCGTCGAATTGTCAAGGATAACGTACTTGCCTTCAGCCACGCGGTCAGCGAAGAATTCGAGGTACAGCGGGTCGTCTGCTGCATGAGTGAGTGCCATGAGGTACTCGTCGTTCATTATGAGGTCCAGGTGAGCTTTGGGCACGATAGTAGCTATCTTATGCATCAGGTTTTTCGTCGTCATCCCCGCATTCCTCCAGTATATTCTTAATGGCTACACTCACCAGTGCATACTGCCACGAGGCATAGACCATCATATCAATGCATGAGTCTAGCAGCCGCTCGATGTCAGCGGGTCGCAGCGAGGTCTCCCGTAGTGGTGTGAGTATCCCTGTCATTCGGATGGCCCTCTTGTATATCTCGCTGGCAAGAGACACTGCACCAAACGGCATCTCATCCATGGGTTCATGGTCCACGTTATAGCTAACGGAACGGTCATCGTACGTGGACAGGGCTACCTTGAACGCTTCCTTCCGGAGAGTATGAAACGCTGCGATGTCCTCTGGCAACTTGAGTCTGGTCCGCCTTACGAGTTCCTGAATTACAGTCTCCAACTTATCCTCCTACCCTTTAATATTGGCCCCGTTCTGGATATTCTGCCGTCGCCATTATGACGGCGAACTCACTTCCGTTTCCTTCGTCCGTTGAGATAGCCCACGAGCGATAGTAAAGTCCCTGAACGCCGTCCAGTAGTCGTCATTAAGCCTCTGGTAGGTTACTCCCAACGATTCTAGGTAGAGTCGTGTGGAATCGCCGTCAATAGGCCATTTCCAGGCCTCTCCTCTATAAAGCATCCTCGCAACCTGCTGACCGTATTGAACCGCCTTATTCGAGGTTATATGCATGTCTGAGCGGGAAGCTAGGTACCCCGCGTAGTAGCGATTCCCTATAACATGAAATCGGGACACGGTGTGTTCCCTGTGAGCCAGTGTCACGATAGCCTTCCCGACCTCTGAGCCTGTGGCGAGGTAGAAGTCCCTCGTGTGCGGTATCTCGTCAAAAGCTCGTTTCCCGGCCCAGGTCAAGATAGACAGCCAATGGTCCCTCCTCCAGTCGTGCTCCAATCTGAGCAGGTCTGGCACCACATCGCATATTCTATAGATGCGAAGTAGAGGCGGAGGCACTATAGACGTCGCAGCTAATTCTCCCAGCACCTTAGTGAGAGTGTACGGTGTCATTCTAACATCGGGAATAGGATCATTCGTCTCGAGGAGGTGATAACGTCTGAACAGCGCCGTAGACACTGTGCTAATGTAATGATATGGCACCACACGATCAGAGCAATATGTGGCTAGTCTAGTGTTGAGCAGCACGTTAGGAGCCCAATGCTCCTGAATACCCGCAGACAAATTAGTGTTGCCAGCAGCATTAAATACTGCCCTGGCATCAGGTAGGTCGCAGTCGACCGCATCACCTAGCACGATGTCCACACAGCTGACATCTCCTATACCTAAAGTGTCGAGGTCGTCTTGAGCTTCGTACACCGACGACCTCCGCATGACTGCGACTATAGACGAGGTCCGTTGCATCAGCTCACGGAGTATATGGCGGCCTACCTGGCCCGTAGGCCCTAATATCATCGCGTCGTAAATCATACCAGCCGCCCTCCCTTCGCACGGAATACATGCTCTCGCAGTGCCTCCCTGTCTACCTTCCCAGACGCGGTGCGAGGCCACTCGTTTTCCTCGATGTAATGTATAACTTTTGGCAGTTTATACGACTCCAGCTGCGATTTGAGCCATTGACGGAGTAACGATGTGTCTATCCCGTTACCCCTAGAGGATACAAATGCATACGGCCGCTCCCCTGTCCTCTCGTCTGGCACCGACATCACCACAGCTTCTATGCCAGCTTCAACGTCGAATTCGCAGATGGCCGCTTCAATCTCCCCTGGAAATGCCTTCATACCTGCTACGATGATGATGCTCTTGCGACGACCTGTGAGATAGAGTAGTCCATCCTCTAGTCGCCCCAAGTCTCCCGTTCTCACCCCGCCGTTCCTAAATGTCTCAGGAGACTCACCAAAATAATACTTATCAGGTAGATGTGGGCGATAAACTACCAGCTCGTCGTCACTTATAGATACATAAGCGCCGTCAGTGGGTCTACCTATAGACTCAGGTGGGTCGCCTGGCGATGAGAACGTGACGATACCCGTCTCGCTTAATCCGTATTCCTGGCATAGAGGTCGTCCTGTCGTGGCCAGCCACTCGCTGGACAGCGATGTCTGGACCGTCTCACCGCCGGCATAGCACTGAGCTTTCAAGGGGGCGCCCTCCGTCCAGCCGTGTAGTAGTCGGCGGAATACATACGGTACACCTGTAATGACGTCCATAGATGGTAGAATAGGTTTGAACGAGGTCAATTTATCTAGGAATGACTCTCCCGACCAGGTGTATAGAGTAGCCCCCGCATAGAGTATAGCCCGCAGCATTCCACATCCAAAGCTGTGTTCCAGCGGCGTCGTTACAAGCACATTCATACCTAGACCCAGGTCCAGATGACTAGCGACTGAGCGGGCTTCGTCCAGTAGATTATCCGCTGACCTGGTTACGAACTTGTGGCTGCCGTAGGAGCCGCTCGTCATGTATATCACTGAGCCCTGCGGTCCTCTCGCCACAGACCTGCTACCTATGCCAACGACTTTAGGCTTCTCGTTTAATACTCCAGTGAGACCCATGTCCGCCTCTATAATGCGGCGAGTCTTGTCGCTCATCCTAGGTGGAAACGGCACCACATTATATCCTATGTCTAGGCATGCCAGGAAACTGCCCACATATTCCACTGCGGTGCCTAGGTTAAGTCCAATCGTCCCTGCTCTATAGCTATTCCTGACCTCGTAGGAGAGTGTCCGCACCATAGAGGCCAACTCGTAATACGTCGTTGTGCCTTCGCCGGGAATCACTATGGCTGGCAAGTCTGGAAATTCCCGTGCGACATCGTTGACAGCATCTACTAAAGTCATTCGCTACTCCTCTCGAAATGATCGGATAATTCCTTGTAGTGGTAGGCCAATCGCCTGAATCCGTTAGACGTGGACGGCGCAAAGTGGGTGATGTCCGCTAATATGCACGACCTCTGGCCCTCTCGTCTCCGAGATTGTATGACCAGGCTGACAGCATTGTGAGGAGACTCGAGTCCGCACACGATCATCCTCGCTGCTCTACCCGCTCGTATTTGAATCATTGCCAGCGCCAGAGCATCCCCGTCCACTATAGCTAGATGAGGGCCCGTCAGCGAGTAGCGAATAGCTATCTGCCCCGGAGCAGCATTATGAACGATGCCAGGAAACTGGGTAGGTGTGACAGACTTGCCTTCGTCCTTTAGCTTCCACCAGACTTCAGGCCACCGCTCGCCTGTCCTAGTCACAAACACGATTCCGGTGTCTGCGTGACCTCTGGAACCCACTGATCCCATCCCGAATTTATCTCCCGACATACCCACGGCATTGCTCACAGCCGCTTCTACTGTGGACCTGAACGAGGTGCTTCTCCTCCCGTGAGCTGGCACCGCCTCCGATTCTCCGTACCCTGTCATGTATATATTCGTCATTACCTACTCACAACGAGGGCTGAATTCGTTCCCCATGACCCATATGATAGCACCAAGGCGGTATCTATCACAGTTGAGGTAGCAGTATTCGTCACCTTGATATCAATGTCGGCGTCTACCGTCTGGAGTCCAACTGTCCCGAATATCGTGTGCGACTTCATCGCCTGGAGCACCAGAGCCAAACCTACCGCACCGGATGCTCCCTGAGGATGACCTAGTGCACCCTTATACGAAGCTACTGGCGGAGCAGCGGATACTCCGAACACTCCCGTTATCACTCGAGACTCTGTGGCATCATTATCTCTTGTGCCTGTACCGTGAGCGCAGATAAAGTTCACCGTCGAATACTCTGCATCGCCCAGGGCAGCCTCGACAGCCCTAGATATACCTCCGTCCCATGTTCCAACCGGGTCGTGAGCATCGCAGGTCAATCCTATTCCGTCTATGTACCCGTGAGCTGAGAGGTACCTATGCTCCCTCAACACCAGCTCATCCGCTAGTAGAAAAAACGCGGATGCCTCTCCTAGCACGACACCCTTACGATTAGTGTCGAACGGCCGACACATATCACTATATATGCGACAGGCATCAAACGATTCAACAACACTGGGAGTGACCTCGTCGACGCCGCCTGCTAGCACGACTTGAGCATCTCCTAAGCGAATGAGGTCTACGGCCGTCGCTATAGCATAGCTGGACGACGAACAGGCTTGGCTGATCTGGCATACGTTAGGTATGCCGTAATAATCTGACACCCTAGATACGAGACTGTTCGGGGCAGAATTGTCTGAGAATCCTGCCGACGATGAACCTATGCATACAGCATCCACGGAGATACTACCTCGCTGTACCTGAGCAAATACCTGGTCGCAGGCTTCTACAGCCAGGTCTGCTAAGCGATTCTCAGACGTCTCCGTCGCTATCACATGACCGTTCAAGTCTCCAAAGCTCAGAGGAGCTACACTGGACTCGCCTGCTATCAGACTGGCCCATGTAGCATCTAGGGTGCGACCTGATGCGGTGACTACCCCTACACCTAAAATACACACTCTCGTCATATAGCAGCCTCCATCAGCTCCTCAACACTGATCGCTCCGTGCTCATCTATGCGAATTCCTATAGCTGCCTTGACGATGACACCTAATTCATCGAATATACGTTGGCGACCGCCGCTGCCTAGCTTCTCAGTCACCACCCGAATATCAACGACTTCTGCTCCTACGGACAGGGCAGACTTGCATAGGCTTATAATTGTGCCTCCCGTGGCCAGAGTGTCATCCACAATCATAAGGCGGTCACCAGGTTCAATACCATTAGCTAGTAGGTGCCCTTTGAAATATTCCATATCTATGGGGACCATTAGCGCACCAGGAATCTCGTATGGATACATGCGGGCTATAGCTAATGGCAGGTCTAGCTCATAGCTGACAATACTTGCCAGAATCGCGCCCTTGTCTTCCTCCGTGAGAACCTTCGTGGCACCAGCTAGAGGTCCCAGGCTGATGAGGGCCGTAGTCGCTGCTCGCAATACCTCTGGCCGTGTGCTAGGAATCTGGTCGGTCAACTCGTTCACAGTCGTGTAGCGACTCCCAGATTTCACTGTGTACGCTGACCTATATACGCCAGCCAACAACTCGTAGGTGTCCAGTGGCACCGTATTTATAGCTGGCTCCTCCCACGGGAATTGCACCCACGAGTCTATATTCTCAGCCAGCTTATCAATCAATGCCACTGTCTGGAGTCCGTACCTATCCTTCACCAATTTAGCTGTTGCGCCGCTGTCGATTACATCGTCCAGAGCCAGCTCAGCCTCCTGAGGAGTCCCTACGACCACGGCCCCGTAGTGACGAGCTAGACCTGCCACGATTGCGCCGCCCCTTGGGATTCCCCAAACTTTTATATCTGCTAGGTTTAACCTACTCAGGCGATAATCTATCTCACCCCATGGGATATTGATCATTCTACTACCTCCTCAGATGCTGTGAATCTGTCAAACTCCTCCCTGCTAATACGCCACGCGTGTCGTAGCTTGAAACCTCGCAGACGGCCCTCTTTCAGTAGCATATACACCGTGAACCTGTGCACATGTAACCTCGCAGCTACCTCAGAGGTCGTCATGAACTCGCTTGGAACACTCACTTGTGCCATGTCAATCTCCTGACACCAGTCTCTCAACCAACTCGTTCAGTGAGTCGGCATGTCTGCGGTATACAGACATAATTGTGGACTTTAACTCTGAATGAGACAACGGCGGGTCGTTCGCGTCGTTCCATCTCGTCATCAACATATGAGTCTCTTCAGTCGACAATCCCAGGTTAGCATATCGCCCCGCTAGTCTAGCAGCGGATGATGACCTATCGCCTTTGGAGACTCCTCCCAGTAGCTCGTGATACCATTGACGGTCCTCGTTAGCGGTGCCGTTGTGCTTAGGTATGAGACTTATATCCAGTGGTACCGGAGCCATCCGTCGCAGCCATCTATACCTCTCACCGCTAACATGAACAGACGGCGGCATGACAACGAACCCGCCGTTAGCCTTGAGGTCTATACCTTGTACCATCGCTCCCCTGGACCTCACTTCCTGATCGCATGCATAGATATAGTGACGGCCCCCTCCACCTGTGGCAGAGGTCAGTGTTCGGGGCATACCTAGCTTGCGATACTCCTCCAATGGTCCGTCCACGTCCACAACGACTATCCCAGACACCTGTCCTGTCACGACTCCTATATTGGATTCGTAGTAGGTATCCCCGAACCAATCAGTCACTTCGTCCACAGTAGGCAAGCGACGAGTGTATTCTCGCCACAGGATGCGAGGATGCTTGCCAGGCCACTGGCAGTCTGCTCGCCCGCACGTGCATCCGCTGCGAGTGGGCACGTTAACAGGAATAACGGCCCACCCCAAGCTCAGATACTTGAGAGCGATGTCTAGTCTATCCATTGCTAGAACGGGAGCCCGTCGTCGTCATCGGGTTCAGGTGAGCTAGAAGCTCCTGCTGGACTCCTGCGACGCCGTCTCGCCGGAGCGGGTTCGGGCTCCTCTTCCTCATCTTCCTCGTCTTCCTCACCGTCAATTTCGTCCTCGTCGTCGTATTCCTCTTCATCGTCATCGTCCTGCGGAGCAGAAGCCTTTACAGGCAGCAACGCTAGTACACTGTCGAACATAGCTGGTTCGCCTGCCCTAGTGGTCCCTTCCCGTTTCCCGACTACCAAGGTCACGGACTTCCCGATGAGCCTGTCTGTGGATTGATTTACTGAGCCCTTGAGACCTAGTGCTAGCAGATGCTGTTTGAGTCCCTGTAGGGCATGCTCTTGTAGACTCGTCCAGGATCGCACTGTAGACCCTTTCGCTTCGCCAGATTGAATCGTCCAGGTCCAGGTCAGCACAGGTTGGCCAGAGTTATTGGACACCCCTTTGACACATGTCGTGAGCTGGGCACGATGACGGCCCGCAGGTATCTCAGGGAAAGCATCCGATATATCATCCAGATTATACTGTAATCGTGGCATGTCATCTCCTACTATGGCGCAAGCCATTTATTCATGATTTTATCCATGGTCGGATTCGTTACTCGTCGGCCCAATAATCCCAGGCGATTCTTGCCTAGGTATTTCACCCCCTCGTCGTCCTCATACTCCCGTGTATGTAGGTATCTCACCTCCTGGATAGTCTCGCCGACCTCTCGTGTAGTAGATACAAGTCTCGCTAGGACATCCACGTAGCCTCCGCATTCAATACCTAGTACACCAGGCAGCGAAGGGCACCCTATAGACCTGCTCTCGTCCGTTCGCTCGCCCGCTGTGAAGAATACGTGGAGTCGTTTCTCGCTGTCCTCCAGATAGCTCAGGTCACGGAATGCTCTAATAAACTTCCTCATGTGCACACTAGACTTGAGCCAGTCTTGCCGACTAGGAGCCGTGGACCTACCTAGGTCGTTATAAGCGAGGTCTTCGTCTATCTCACCAAGTATGCTCCCCATAGAGATACCTCGCTGCTGCTCCGTTAGTGTGTCGATGCCTACTGACCTATACTTGGTGTTGTCCTCTCGTAGATGATCGTATACATCCTGAAGCTCAGGGAAGTTGGTGGGGCGAACGACATCCTGATTCTGGCCCGCTAATGTCAGAAGTCCCCCGTCCATATCTATCAGAAGCATCGGGCTCGTGGCCTCGCAATCCTCTGCTGACCCGAGCAATTGGGTCTTGCCAACGCCTGTGAGCCCGTAGAATATCCCGTTGAAATGTGCTTCAGTTCGCTTGGGTGGCTTAATCGTCGTGATGGCCATTGCGCTCCTCTCGTGTAGTGAATAGAGTATCCAGTAGGAATTGAGAATCACCTCCCCTCATGTATTCCGTGCACGGAGACTTGAATTGGCAGAAGCGGCATTTCATAGTGGACGGCTCAGGATATATCGCCAGCTTTCCTCGTGTAAGAGCATCGTGCATAGACTTACACCTTCGCAGCCAGTGCTTGACCTGGGCTCCGTTAACCTCAATGTGGTGCCGCTCAAACAGCGGATTCTTGACTCGTGGACTAGGAATCTGTTTGCGGAGTCCGTTGTATAGCACTCCTCTCACTGGGCCAAATTCTAGCGACTCTGCCAGCCAGGATTCAGCCACGAACTGGTGGTCCCTGTTCAAGTGCTCAGTGTCCAACTGGCTGAATGATTTGTGCTCTAGTACATAGACTCCGTGCATATACCCTCCACCCACACGGATTATAGCATCCAACCTGCCCTCTACCTCCCAGTCCGTTCCAGGTAGCTGGCGGGTCACCGTCTCCTCGACAGCTAGTACCTCAAAATCGTCCTTCGCATAGAATTTGGTGTATCCCTCGAGCATAGCTATTCCCAGCGTCCTAATTTCAACAAGAGACTTGAGGTCGTCGTCGTGACTAAAGCTATCGCTGTCCAATGCCGCTAGCTGCTCATCAGCCCAGGCTGAAAAGTATTCCACCAGACTATTCCCAGAGTTATATCCCTGCATCACGTCGGTGTAGTAGCTGGCCAATGCTTCATGAAGTCCTATACCTAGGTCCAATGCTGCGGACCGCCTTAACGGATAATATTCTCTGCCCCACCGCCACTTGAGACGGCAGTCCGTCCAGGTGTCCAGCTGGGTGGGAGAGATACTAGGAGAGATTTTCATTCACCGCCTCCAATAGCTTTAGCAGGTCTTGCTCAGCGACCACATAGTATCGCCTCTTGTGACCCGCTTGCTGCAAAACCATGATGGGAACCTTACTCTCTTTGGCTGCCAACTTCCTCACCTGGACCATCTGGGTCAGCACAGCGAACCGTTTGCGGTATTTGACCTCAGCGTAGATGGTCGGGTGCACGATGTCTCCCGACGTTAGATGGCTGTTTGAGCCAGATAACGGGGTGCGAAATGCACCTAAAAACTTGGCGACCCGACGTTCCGCTTCCTTCCATGCTGGCATAGTAGTCCATTCACGGTGTAGTTTGTATGGATGATAGATTATATACCCTAATATATAGTAAAGTCAAGTACGGATTCCGCCGTTGTCAGTACAACGGAGACGGGAACGGACTTCACAATCCAATGTGAAAAGGCTTGACCAATGCATATATGTGGTATAAGGTGCCTACATCAAGATTATAGGAGATGATAAGATGGCAGGACAAAGAGGGTCGGATAGGTTGGTTGATGTAAAGGCTAGCTGCGGACATACGGTGCTAGCGACTGTCCACGGGAGCCGGGGCGGACCAGTGAGCCAGGCCAATATAGGACGAGCGGCCAGCCATCCCTGCTTCCAGTGTAAGCCTAAGCACGAGTGCGGATGTGTGATAACGACGAACTGGGACAAGCCTGGACTCCACTACTGCGGGAAGTAGGGTTAAAGCGGGCCAGGTTGAAAGGTCTCCTGAAACGGAGACCTTTTTTGTCGTCGCAGGGAGCTCGTTGATAGTTTTCCCTGGGTGCCTGCGGTTGGGGGCAAGCACCCAGGACATCCACCCTGTGACCGGTTGAATGTCTGCCCTAGGGCAGTCTAACATTTAACTGTCAATGGGAGGAGTTGAAAGAGGGATGGGTGATACTCTAGCGACTCTCACAATGCATTCTAAAGCGATTTAAAGGCCTTTGAAACTCGTTCAGGTCTAAGAGGAGGGGAAGAGTATTAATGGCCCTCTAAATGCATGTCAATACGGGCATGCGCCTCTCCTAGGTTCCCGTTGATCGTATCCAGTCGCCGTGTGATATTATTCATCTCCTGTAGATATAGTAGTGCCCGTCCCTCCGTCTTAGCCTGCCACCTGCCAATACGCCACATCAGGACCATGAAGGACACTATTCCTCCGGCGAAGGTGATTGAGATTGCAAACGTGGCCAGTATCACGGGAACCGTCATATTTAGTCCTTTTGTGATAAGTTTGATTTAGCCTGCCATCCTAATTGCTTGCCGTTATAGTCCATTTGCGGATGGCTGTTAGCGAAGGCCCGCTCGTTGCCACACTTAATACATCTGCCCTCACTCATTGGCCCATCAGCCTCGTCTATCATCCAGTGATGAGGCGGACAGCCCACACTCCTCAGGACTCCGATGGGTCCGACTATCTCGGCCAAGCCAGACAGGTTCTCCATCTTATAACCGTAACGCCTTGAGAATATCCGCGATAACCGGGTCGAGGCCGTCCGAGTCCACCGCCTTCAGCCTCTCCCGCGCATCATTTAAGGTGACCGCTGCCGCCTCATCCGCCAGTCTCGATTCAGTCTCCTCGGGAGTCTCGGGTTTAGCCACTTTTGTCAGGTTGCTCCCGTCGATAGTGACGTAATCACCCACCGATACGGTGCCGGGAGATACATCCAGCCCACCCTCTAATAACATCCCGTTGTCCCGTAATTCTGACAGATGGCCTTCGATGGGCTTATTGCATTGGAATTCGCTATCCGTTGATACGCAAACATGAAATATAGCAGGGTCGATCGTTTTTTCATAAAATATATGCGACATCTACTCGCTCTCAATCACGATCAATTTTATTCGGGCGTAACCCACGACTGACGACCAGGATAACGTGACCCCTCCGGCCTTCGTGAACACGGTTACGTCGAGGTCATCATCAAACGTCGTCGTTATTCCGGCACTTATAGAGCTATCGTGGGCACCTCCGACCGCGTTCGCGTCCGCTGTCACCTCGACACTACCGGGTGTACCCGCATTGGCGATGGTTTGGCCGATGCTTTTCGCGGCCGTCCCGGTCCCAGTAGCAAATCCCACAGACCAACCAGCATTGGCCGAGGAATCACTACCATTCGCAGCAGTGACCAGAACCATGATCCACTTCGGCGTGGCGGATAACGTCCCAGTTGCCAGCGCTATACCCTCCGAATATAGACTGGACTCGAAAGTCTCCACGGTCATACTCTCGCCACCGCCAGCCGCCGCAGCCCATTTCATCCCGGTCGTCTCCCCGGAGTCCACGGTCAGCACATGGTCATTCGTTCCACCGACAGCTAATACCGACGGATTCCCGGAACCGTCCCCGGCCAAAAGTCCGCCTTTGGTGGACATATCCACCGATGCGATGGCCGAAGTCCCGTTGCCAACCAAAGCTCCGTTGGCGGTTAACGTGGTCGCCCCAGTCCCACCATTCCCAACCGGCAATGTTCCGCTGACTCCGGTGGCGAGGGCGACTTGTGCCCACGCCGGATTATTACTGGAGCCGGTATTGGTCAATGACCTCGTCGAGTTGGTGTCCTTCGCCAACCGGGCCGGAGCATTAGCGCCGGAAGCGTACAGTATATCACCCGCCGTTGTTAAGACGGCAGGTGCAGTCACATTGAAATTGTCTCGCACCTGAGCATTCTCAAATGCAGCTGTTAGAATCTGGCCGACAGTCCGTGTGGCCGGAGTAGTCCAAGCCATAACCTATCCTCCTATGCCGTGATCAAGATTCTCTGCGACGAGGTCGTCTACAGTCTGAGATACATTCCAGTTCCTAGAGGGCGCGAAGTCTCTGAATCCCCGTCTAAGTAGCAATGTATCCTCGATGTCCCTCTTATTCTCAGGAAACACTACCTCGTGCCAGCCTCCGTCTCCGCAACCGGGACAGATGAACAGCGGGTCGACACTGTCTGCCACGGCAGCCGTTCGGCAGACTGGGCATTCAACGAGCCATCTGCCGCTGCTCACATAAGCGTACAACGAGTCACCTAATTCAGTATATGAGTCCGGAGCCTCTCCCAGTCCGTTCCGCTGGTAATAGTAGGACAGGTACTCCCGCATCGGCAGGTCTCTCCTCTCACGTAGTGTCCAGGTAGAATGCTCTACAATGATGTCTGGTAGGATGTCTGCCATGTCAATATCCTAACATCCCTGTGTCTAGTCCAGGTCCGGTATCTAGCACGATCACACGGCCCGTCTGTTCAGCTGACGATAGTGTTAGAGTCACCCAGTGAGCGGCCCCGCCGTCTCTAACATCATGATGCTCACTCTCAACGAAAAAATCCTCGTTGATACCTAGGAATGTGCCAGCGTTACTCTTGACTGTAACGCGATCACTGAGACCTCTCGTGAAGGCTTCAGTGAGATGAGCATCGTCCGCATTCGCCAGGTATCGCAGTTTCATCCGTGGGGACACATCCTTATTAAGTGCGAGCACGTATCGTGCATAGTCTACCGCTTCCTGCATACTAGGTAGGAACTTGGCTGGTATAGGAAACTCGCGCTCGCCATATGTGTCTATGCTATCCTGATTGAACTCCTCTATTTTCTGAGCTGCTCCAGCCTGGACAGCCGTCCCTCTGGCCTGCAGTTTGGTCAGGTATCCACCTGGGTCACCAGAACCGTTGGCCATAGATATTACCATCATATCCAGTGCTTTTACCACGGACACCGTGAGATTACCCACCAGGTCTGTACCGCTGCCGTCTGATGCCGTATTGAATGTGTAGTCCGTCGTCGCCGCAGAGGTCGTCCACACCGCTCCTATATCCTGATTGATCGCACTAGGAGTAGGATATTCAGCTATGAATCGTTGAGTCTCCCCTGTGCCTATGTACGGACTATCAGCTCCTGTGGCCCCTAACGTCCACAGCACAGCCAACGAGGCTAGACTCTGGCTGGGTGCCTCAGCTATGATTTTATTGAATACGCCCTTCACAGGATCACTCTGAGGAATATCCTGATATAGTATAGCACCTGCCGTACCGTCGTCAGCATAGGTCTTTTGACTCGTTATGCGAGCTCCTGAGAGTCGATAATGACGATCCTCGAACACTACCTCATCCGCTTCGCTTTCACGTATCCAACCAGACTCTGTGTCCTCTACCTTCCTCAATTCTGATAGCGCTCCCGACCCCTTGACGGACCCAAAAAACCAATATGACATAGTAGTCTGACCTGTGTTGATATCCCGGGCTCCCGCAGGCCATCCGATATCATCTAACACTACACCTATGGCAGCAGACGTGAGAATGTCCGTGCGCCTAGATGTCCTCGCTTTACCTGCTGCTATGGTCCCTAATACACCGAATGCCTTCAATTTGGCTGTGGTGATACTGTATAGCTTAGCATCGGGAACGATACTGTCCAGACGACCAGACCACACGAGGGTCGTGGCACTCGTTAATCCCATCTTGACACGGATACGGCGACCTGGGAGTAGCTTCCCATACAGTGCACCGCTAGTGTTGAAGCTGGAATACTTGCCTGCAGAGTTATTCAGTACAAACGACAC